ATGGAATTGCAGTCGCAAGGATTGCAACCTGATACATTATTTTCTGATGTTATTAAGCGGTATTTGAACGAAATTACGCCAACAAAGCGTGGAGAAAAGCACGAATTTAATCGGCTGAATCGCTTTTTGCGCCATCCAGTTACGGATAAATATATATCTGATGTTAGTCGGATAGGGGATGAGGAATTGTGTTTTGATATTAAGTCTAGTGTGCTTGATGCAACATTCCGAAAACTCAAAAAACTTGCCGAGCGAGAATATTTGCATTTTCACGACACACGGCGTGAGGCATTAACTAGACTATCTAAAAAAGTAGATGTAATGACATTAGCCAAAATATCTGGGCATAAAGATATTTCGATTTTACAAAATGTTTATTATGCCCCTGATATGGCGGAGGTGGCGGAATTACTCGATTAGCTAATATGTGTTTAGCATTGATCCGCCCCAACGAACAACTTCGCCTGCGATATAGCGTGGGCGAGAATTTTGTTGATCGACTGTAACGGGTTTGGGAAAATTAGGCAGTTATTGAAATAATCTTGGCAACGGTTTGATAGTGTCCCCAAAATATATTGCGATATCCTCAAGCGTAATTAAATTTTGGCTTTTCTCGGTCAAATTAGATAACGCCGCCATTCTTGCCGCATTCACAATTTCTTCTTCGGCTTTCTGCGAAAGTTTAATTGATTCCATATTTCCTCCAATAAAAAACCGCCCATAAGAGCGGTGGTTCGTTAATATTGTTGTGTCTGTTCGGCATGACAGATTTTGCCGTCACAGTCTTGATTAAGGTTTAGGGCGTGTGCATATACACCACAAATGCACACACGAGCGTAATGATTAATTTGTTCATTTTCTGTTCCTTTTGTCGGATTTTAGGTGTGATAATCCGCCGCAGGCTTAAAAAAGTGCGGTCGGATTTTGTGATGTTTTATTGGGCGATGAGGTTTTTCGCTCTTTCCCAGTTCATTTGATTAGACGCTTTAAATGGCGCAATTAATTTCTGAGTTCTTTGCCCATATCGAGGGTGATGTGATATTCCTTGCGTGGGCGTCCATTGGTGCGTTCGGTAATGACGAGGTAGTCTTCATCTTGGATGAAGCCATATTCGTTGATGCGGTTTTTGATCCAGTCATTGTAACGAGTTTGTATTTCTAGGAATGCGTGAAGTTCACGAGCGTTGCAAATTTGAACGGGTTGATTTTGGATTAAGCCATTAAAAACAGGAATTAAGTTTGAGTTTGTCATTGTGATATACTCTAAGTTAAGTTTTAAAACTCATCACGAACCACTGCGAATAGTTGGTGATGAACTGAATAGGATTCGCAGTACCGTACTTAGAGCAAAACGGCGGATCTTTCGATCCTCCTAAACAGTTCATCATTGGGCTTTTTCATAAATTTATGAAAAAGGTAGAATAGCTGTTTTGTGGCGATAAAAAAAGACGCATTGAGCGTCTGTCTTTCCACCGCTCCAAGTTATTCAGAAACTGCGACATTCCCGACTTTCTGTTGAAAGTGTGGTTATCTTAATCCGAAGTGATGGCGGTGTCAAATAAAAAGCCCCGAATTTTCGGGGCAGATTTTTATGATTGATTTTTTGCTTTTTGGTAAGCTAAACGTGAAGCAAGCATAGCTTGACGTTTAAGTTCTTTTGCACTGGGTTTAGTTTCTGCCATTGCTTACTCCTTATAGTTTGGGGTTTTGATAATAAAACAATCAGAGTTTTCGCCTAGTTGCCCGATTGGTTGAAAGTCTATCATAAGTGGATGGCGATTGTCGCACATTTTTTGATACATTCGGCTCAATGAGGGGCGTTCAGCGATGAAAAAATAACATTCAGGTTGGTAAATTAAATAGTGCTTATAGAGCAATGTTTCAAGTTGTTCTTTTAAATGCTGAATATCGGTTTTCTTTAGCTGATGATTGATTGGTGGAGCGTATAGATCGATACTTGGATCGGTGCTTTCGTAGTATTCTTTTACGCCAAATTTGACACTGTATGTTTTACGATTTTTTAATAGCGGCACTAAGCGTTCATCTAAAGAAAAGAGGCTTTCAATCACATCATTATCCGATGAGAAATCAATAATATAATCAACATTTGCTACACGAAATTCAGCAAATTGATGAGGAATTGAATGATATTCAGATTTAATAAATAATTCTGTCATATTCCACGCTTTGGGTATAAAAAAACCTCTAAAAGAGGCTGTTGAAAGTAGTACTATCCTAATTCGAAGCAGGAGCGGTGTCAAATGTTTAAAAAAAAGACCGCACTTTTCAGGCGGTCAGTGGAGTAGTGCAATCAGTCTATGCTGATTTTGTCTAGAATAGGGTGCCTTTCTAATGTCGCTAAATACATTCAGGACAATTGGTAACATTTATTCCAACACGCCCAGTGCTTGTTTGTTCGCCATATCGATTAATGCGCTCCAAGGCTTCACAGCACCGTCTGGCAAGTAATTCAGGCTCTAAACAGCCGTTCTCAACAGAATTCAATACAGCCTGTTTGATTAGATTTTTATCTTTATCAGATAGGCTTTTTTCTTTTTTTTCTTCCATTTTTTAACCTCGTTTGTTTTATGTCTGCCATTTCAAAACACACTTTATCTATCATTCGCAACGGTTTCACATGCCGTTGTGTCTCTGTACTAGCAAATGTGTTTTGAAATATCCACTTTCGGCAACTGCACCGTTTTTCACTGGCTTTGCATGGGCAGACTTTAAAACTCACTCTTAACTAAGTAGGTTAGGGCTTTCAATCTAACGACCGCTTAGCACCGTTGGGCTTCCGTCTGCGCTTCCGCCGAGTGAGTTTCTTTAACCAAATTGTTTAAAATTTGTGATGAAAGTCACTGACTTAAGTAAACTTTTTGATTATCCTTGCAACTAACCTTGCTAGTTTTGAAAGCGGATTTCTGGGATGTGAATCTCAAATTTTAATTCGCCGTCATAAATAGCTTGGGACATTGCCTTTATTTTTTCTTTGGCTTCTTCCGGGTTATTTGCGTAAACATCGCATGCCCATTTGGTGCCTTGGAAGTAATAATGGAATAAATACTTTTTCATTGAGGAACCCCTTATGAAATTTGAAACTTATATGGACTCTCGCATTGAATGGCGATGGCGTCTAAAAGCGGATAACGGTAAAATCATTGCAGATAGCGGGGAAGGCTATAAAAACTACACTGATTGTTTACACGCTATTGATTTAGTTAAATCAACTAACCAATCAACTAAGGTTGAAATGGTTTAATTAACAAAGCTCCGAAAGGGGCTTTTTTCATCACAAATTTTTAAAGAGCATTGAGATTGTGTATCTCGTTTTGATGGGGTCATTATCACGCTTTGAAATAATATAATCAATATAAATTGTGATTTTTTATCTAAAAAAATTTCATTATGTGATTATATTGTTGATTTCTAAAGAAATAAATTTTTAAGAAATGTGTTTGTTTGCTTATTTTTCAACCAGTGAGGTGTTTGGTTTGGGAAGTGCGGTGGATTTTTTGAAAATTTTGAAGAGCGTAAGCAAGTTTTAATTGCCGTTAAGCAAGGGGAGTGAGGCTAGACTTATCAAGGAAGAAGCGATTTTGAAGGGATATAAGCAAGATTTGGTGAATTTAAGTAAGGTGAAAGGTGGGGAATAAAAAACCGCCAGAAGAGGCGGTTTATTGTGGTTGATATGTCTCCGACATTGATGTCGGAGACATCAGATGAGGCGGCGTTAGTGCACGGTTTAAAGGTTAGATTGCTTTAGCGAAATTAATAATTTGTTTATCTTCATTCCAGCTAATGTGTTGTAACTTGAAGTGATCAAATGTTCGTTTAATTGTGTCGAGAATATTAGCTTTATGCGCTGTGTTTGGTGTATCAAGCGCAAATAAAATATTCTCTCTTTTAATAAATCCTTCTTGCTCTGCGCGATTAATTTTCGCTACCCAACTATCACAATGTTCAATCATGCTCGGACTTTCAACCTGATCGAACGCAAGAGGTTTTACCGCTTTTAAAATATGTTTATCTTGTTGGTTTTTCAATGCCAAAGGAAGGGCAAATTTAGCAAAATCACCATTCACCATATATTGTTTGTATTGTGCAAGAACACTGTCGTTTTCTTGTCTAAACAAGGTTTTGTAATATTTCAAAATCACTTGTTCTTGGCTTTCTGTTTTTACTCCAGCATTTTGGATAAATTGCGTATATAGCTTGTTAAAATAATCTTGAGGATCATCCACCATACCTACCGCAGCATTGCTATATTGAACAATACCTTCTTTTACATCAATGTAATGGTGAAAAAAAGTCGCTATATCCTGCGCACTTCCGTTAAATGGCTGATTAACGACATATTGTAATTCATCATTAATCGTTTCGCGGACAGTTTCAAACATTTTGCTTTTATAGAAAAAATCATTCACGCGCTTGTTATTTTTAGGTACAAGTTGATAAGTGAGTTTTTTCTTTTCGGGCTCGCACATCAATAAGCCAACATTGACGAACTCGCCTGTTTCAAAGTACGGACGATACCTCACAAAGCTGTATAAAATAGGTTGTTTCATTCTATGTTGTCCCAGTAATTTTCTTGTGTTATTCGGTTTAAAAGTGCTTTTATTCGGTTGATTTGGTACTCAATTTTGTGAAATTCTTCGTCTCCAACAAACCAATCATCAGGAATGGACTGATAAATATGGTCAAATTTTTTGAGTGTGTCAATGGCTTTGTCTGTAAAAGTTTGTTTATCCACCCAGTCAAGTCGCCACTCTCTGTTCTGTGGTGAAAAGATATGTTCAGAAAAATCAGCTCTTTCGTCAAAAGCAAGATTATGATCTATCACTAAAATTTTTTGCTGTTGTTCGTCAAAAAGCAGATTAATATTTCCTGTGCCGACTTGTGATGCGGTTCTGTCAGAATTTAAAATCCAACGATCAAACATATAGAGTAATTTTTGTTCTGGTTCCGATAAAAATGCAGGATTTTTGACTTGAACGGTTTTGGCAATTTTGGCATTTACCACAAATGATGATGCGAATGCTATTCCGTTGGGCAAGTCTTGCCGCCACTCCGAAGAAACGTATTGGGTTGATTTCGGCGTTATTTCAACAAAATCAATACTTGGGCACGGGAGCCCTATTTCATGAGCCAGTGTTGAGCCTATGACTTCCGCTAATAATTGACTGATTGGCATCATAGACAATGTTTTTATGATAAACCAATTCTCTTTATCTGTTTGACAAATAAAGGGACGGGTTATCCCCATTTCCATTCTTTCTCTGATAAATATGATTTTATCCATTCTCTTATCCAATAACACTTCCTCTACCTTTGCCATTACAACCCATTAAACCCACATTCTCACTCCACGCTATAACGTTTCTACACGCTCTCTTGCCACACCAATAATGCGGATTTCTTGGTTGAGTGAGCTTAATGTTGGGAACATTGGATTAAGCGGAACAAGCTCAAAGTGCGGTATGCCTTCTGGTGTTTTCGTGCCAAGCTCTTTGTATTGTTTAAATGTTGCCTCGTTGTCGCCATTAATTGCTGCCACAAATTTTCCTGGGGTTGGCACAATATCAGGATCAATTAAAACCAGATCGCCCTCGTTGAATCGGGGGAGCATAGATTTCCCTTCAATTCGTAGATAAAAGGAATTTTCAGAGGCGATGGCAGTGCTTGGGATCATCTCGTAACCGTCAAATCCTTCGAGCGATCTAATATCAGTCCATAGTCCTGCTTGGATTGGACTTAATAATGGATAACGACAAATTGACTCTTTGATCTCGCTTATGTTTGAATCGAAGGCTAAAATCTCAGGCAGGATATTAAGTGCTTTACTTATGATAGATATATCTTCGAGGTCAGGCGTTCTATTGCCTTTTTCATAATTAGCAATTCTCGGTTGTCCCCAACGCGCATTCTCACTTTTGGTATCAATATTATTGCATCTCTCAGCTAATTCTTTTTGACTGATTTTTAACTGTTCTCGATACGCTTTTATTCTTTCGCCAAGTGTAGCCATTTAATTTCTCCTTCTTTTAGTTCAAATAATAACACGTTACGTTATATTTAGATAATTTCAATTTGTGATTGATAGAAATTACATTATGTGATTAAATGGATTATAGAAAATCACAAAAGGAAATTTATCAATGAATAACCTTTCACAGATTCGAGGACAGCTTGGGATTACTCAGCGACAACTAGCCAACCATATCGGATAGAGCCAACCACGAATTGCTAATTATGAGACTGGATTACGTTCTCCATCGTTAAGTGTTGCTCAGAAGATTGTTCAAGCGTTGAACACACTTGGAGCAAAAGTTTGTATCGAGGATGTATTTCCGCCTCAAAGCTAATTTACCAACAGGTACACGCAATGGCACGCAATAAATTAACGCGATCTGCAAGAGTACTTTCGGATCAGGTTATCGAAAAATATTACAAGCAAAAGCAATACGAGGTGGCAGAAGGTATGGAAACCACGCCTAGCACACTGAGTCGCTTTATTAGTAATGAAGAGTTTACTCAGACATTTAACTTTATCGCCGCTTGTCAATTCGGTGTTTTTGATACGGATACGCACATTGCGATTGAGAAAAGTGAATTTGAAATGTTACTCCTTGCGTCACAAGGCTTTGATCAGCGGTTACGTGAGAAGTATTTGGGTAAATAAAAAAAGCCACGAGGAGATTTCGTAGCTAATTCATTAAGGAATATACAGATGAATCAATTATTAACGATTACGAAAGAAAACGCAAGTATTTTGACAATGAGTAGTCGGGAAATTGCGGAGATTACACATAAAGAACACAAAAATGTATTACGTGTTATTCGTGATTTGATTGAACAAAATTTAGTCGCTCAAATTGAGCCACTAAAATTTGAGTATAGAAATCAATGGTTTGATTACTATGAGTTAAACAAGCGGGATACGTTTGTTGTTGCTCGCTTATCGCCTGAATTTACCGCTGCGGTGGTCGATCGCTGGCAAGCGTTGGAAAATCGACAAAAACCAACCGCACTTATTCCGCAATCTTTTTCTGAGGCGTTGATGTTAGCTGCTCAGTTGCAAGCAGAAAAAGAGCGCAATGCACCTAAAGTCGCTTTTGTCGATCACTATGTGGAAGTGGGGACGAGTAAATCATTTCGTGAGACGGCGAAGATTTTGAAAATACCTGAGCGTGCATTGGTCAATCGCTTGGTGGAAGATAAATATTTGTATCGTCAATCGGGCGTGCTTTTGCCTTATCAATCGGCACACACCAAAGATCTTTTTACGGTTAAAACAGGCACCGCTGAACACGGTCACAATTACACTCAGACGCGCGTAACAAGCAAAGGCATTGAATTTATCGCGTCACGTTATGCTTCGGAGTTGATGCTATGAGTATGCGATTAATGGTTCAAGCAATGAATTGTAAGGTTGGCAATCCTGCTAGAAAACTTGTGCTTTTAAAACTCGCTGATAATGCCAATGATGATGGAATTTGTTTTCCTAGTTATCAATACATTGCCGATAAATGCGAGATGACCCGACGTAGTGCAATCAGTCACATTGAATATTTAATCAAAATGGGATTAGTAAGCAAAAAAGAACGTAAAAATAAAGATGGATCCATCTCAAATTTATACTTTTTACACCTTGAACAAGGTAGTGAAAATTTTGCACTAGGGGGTAGTGAAAATATTTCACCCATAACCAGTCACTCTTTAGAACCAGTCAATGAACCTAAAAAAACTACGCAAAAAAGCGAATCCGAAATGTTGCTTGAGCGGTTTGGTATTACCGGACAACTGGCGAAAGATTTTATTGCGCATCGTAAAACTAAGCGAGGGGCAATTAGCGAAACGCAACTTAGCCGTTTGCAAAAACAAGCGGACAAAGCAGGAATTTCGATTTGTGAAGTGGTGGAAATTTGCATCGAACGCAACTGGCAGGGATTTAACGCATCTTGGGATTGGCGTGATGAGAAACTGCGACCAGATTCACCGCACTTAGGGCAATCACACCCCAATAAACCCAAATTTGACGATACGCAGACAGGCTGGTCTGCAGGAATGAATTTCACAGTGGACGGTACGCAATGGAAAATTCCATAACACAAGACCAAATTAACACGCTCCCGCCAGAACGTGCACAGCGTGCGGAAGAGACGATTAACTGGCTCTTTCAAGAGCTTAAATCGATTTTTCCTGGTTGGCGTGCAGCCTTTGAAACCGAAGCGGATTATCTTTCTGCTAAAAAAACTTGGTTGCGTGTATTGGTACGAGAAAAAATTACGAGACCTCAGTTGGAGAACGGGCTTTATGAAGCAGAAAACTCTCTTGATAAATTTTTACCTAGCGTAGGGTTGTTTGTGTTTTGGTGCAAAGCCTATGACTATCACGCACTGGGTTTACCGAATGAAGCGGAATTATACCAACGTTATAACACTTTCTTAGGCTATGCCCGATTCAATCGGGATGAATTTCAATATCGTTCAAAAGTGGAATTTTGGTTGCTTAAAAATCTGTACGAAAAGTGCAAGAAAAAATCGGAAGAGGACACGTTGAAAGCTATTCCGAAATTACTCACAGAAGCGGCAGAAAAAGTGCGGTCGAATTTTCCTTTTGAGGATATTCCGAAAATGATTCCTGAAAAGCCAAGTTTTTACGATAAAGCGAAGGCTGATAAGGCGCGCGATAGCTTGATGGCAATGATGAAAGGGAAAGGGGCATTGCAATGACAAGCTATAAATGCCCAAAGTGCGGTGCGGAATTAGAGGATTTTTATACGCCAGATTATTTTATATCAAGCAGCGAATGGGATGACGATCGTTTTCGCTGTAACGGTCACTTAATTGAGCCGATACCGTTTCCGCAGGTAAGTAAATTCAGTGCAGTAAATCGAACAAAATCTTGCGGTTATTTTGGGTTGGAAGATTTAGGTGTGGAGTACAAAGAATGAGTATTGCGATGTTATTCAAGCGTTGGGAATGATGTGATGAGCCAATATAAACCTTTCTTTTTACGCGATCAACGCATTAAAAATAATTGCTTGGATTTAATCAAGGAACTGCCAACAGACGATAAAAAGCCGTTGGTAGTCAAAATCCAACCAATAACACGAAACCTTGAGCAAAATGCCAAGTTCCACGCTATGTGCCAAGATGTTGCAAATCAGGCTGAATTTATGGGGCGTAAGCTTACAATGGAGCAATGGAAGGTACTGTTTATTTCGGGTCACGCAATCGCCACTAATCAAAAAGCAGATGTTGTGCCAGGTCTTGAGGGGGAATTTGTGAATATCCGTGAAAGTTCGGCTCAAATGAGCGTGAGCAGAATGGCGAGCCTTATCGAGTATGTGACCAGTTGGGGCGTGCAAAATGGCGTGAGATTTAACGATAGATGGGGATTTAAATGAAACGCTTAAACGATGACGAAATTTTGGAGTTAAAAATTGTACTTTTGATTGCGGCAGTTTGGGTAATGTTTAATATGGTGTTTGGCTAATGGCGAAAGAGTATAAATGCAAAGTTTGCGGCAAAGCGTTTGTAAAAACCTTTAGCTCAACACAGAAAGTTTGCTCGCCCGAATGTGCGATTAAATTAGCCCGAGATAATGCGCAAAAAGCACAGGAACGAGCAGAGAAGAAAAAGCAAAGGGAACGTAAGGCTAAATTAAAAAGTCGTTCAGAATGGCTGAAAGAGGCGCAAGCGGTATTTAATAAATTTATCCGTTTACGAGATAAAGACCAACCTTGTATCAGTTGCGGTCGGTATCATCAAGGGCAATACCACGCAGGGCATTATCGGAGTGTGGGGGCTTGCCCTGAATTGCGATTTTGTGAGCTAAACGTACACAAACAATGCGCCCCCTGTAATGATCACAAGAGCGGAAACATCATCGAATATCGAATTAATCTCGTCAATAAAATCGGTGCGGATAAGGTGGCTTGGTTAGAACGGCAAGACCACGAACCGAAGAAATACACCATTGAAGATTGTAAGGCGATGATTAAGCATTACAAGGCAAAAATTAAAGAGCAGGAAGGAGAGTAGAATGTCGTATAGCGTTGAGAGAGTGTTGGAAAAGTGGGGGAATTGCTGGGGTAGAGACAGAATTGGCACAGAATACCCAAGCACCACAATTTCTATTCCTGTTTTACCTACCGTGCGCAAGGCTCACATTCCATTCTTAACTGATGACGAATGCTTAAAAATTGAGGAGCAGATTATGAACCTTCATAAGGATAGTTTGCTGCAATACCAAATTTTAATGGCACTATACGTTCAGCAAGCAAATGAACGAGATATTTGTACCGCACTTCATATTTCCCCTGCTTGTATGTATCGTGAGCGTGCTAAGGGCGTAAGATTTTTAAAAGGTGCATTCACAGGGGCGAAGATTAAGTTTATGTTTTTGGGATAAATAAATCTATATAGATTCTTTATTTGTGATCTAGATCACAGAAACTACTAAGTGATATTTATAAAATATAACTAGTTTTTATCTGTATGGAGATCGAAAAATGAAAAAATTCTTATTGCCTTTACTTTTTCTACCAATTGCCTTTTCTGTACAAGCAAAGCAGTATACACCTGAACAGTTAAATAGCATGGTAAATTCTGGTAATTTCCCTGAGCAAGGACCATCATCTTCAGAGTCAAAATATATGGATTTTAAACAATGTGTTTTAACAGCGAAGACTATATCTGACTCAATTAAAGATTATTATCCAACTTCGGTAATTGCCGATACGGCTATTGCATATATAGTTAAATTTTGGACTAATGATGGAGTTACCCTGATAACTTGTTCTAAGTTAGATAATAAAATGGTTATGATTCAATCTTCATATAAATAAAGTAGTTATTGAGTTAGAAATATTTTTATCTAAAAAATACTTGATTACTTGCAAGTGAAAGTGTACTATATTCGGTAAGTTGCGGTTTTAGCGCATGGCAAACGCAAGAAAGAATTTTACAGCCCTGATCGGAAACGGTCGGGGCTTTTTTATTGCCTAAAGAACAGGCGGGAGAAAATATATGCCAATTAAAGAGCCTGATGTATGGGCGTTAATATGGTCTTGGTTGCAAACAAATCTTAGTTCTAGCTCAGCACAGAGTGCTTTTTGGGCGTTATTTATTTCTCTTTTAAGATTTGGATTTATGCGTAAAAAGCCAGCTATTCGTTATGTTTTAATTGATGCGGCTATGTGTGCCTCTATTGCAGGTGTTGCGGTGCCAATTTGTACACATTTATTTGGGCATACAGAATATTCTTCATTTCTCGGTACGATGATTGGTTTTGTTGGTACTGAAAAAATTCGCGAGTTTTTATTTAAATTCATTAATCGGAGAATTGAAAAAGATGACAATGATGATTTCCGAAGTGACATTTAATAAAATTTTTCCACACGCAGTTAAAGGTGTTTATCAAGCTATTTCGGCGCAGATAGAAAAAGCAGGTTGTGTGAATAAGATGCAGCAAGCGATGTTTTGAGCTCAATGTGGACATGAAAGTGGCGGATTTACAAGATTTAAAGAAAATTTAAATTATTCTTGGCTTGGGCTTTCTAAAACTTTCCGTAAATATTTCCCAGACCCTCTTACAGCCAAGAGATATGAGCGTAAACCTGAGCTAATAGCCAATCGTGTTTATGCTAATCGTTTGGGTAATGGCGATGAGAAAAGTGGAGATGGTTGGAAGTATCGTGGTCGTGGACTGATTCAGATTACAGGTAAGGATAATTATGCCGCATTTAGAAAATGGTTAGGTAGAGATATTGAGCCAGAAGATGTAGCAGGGAATTTAGATTTATCTGTTAAAACTGCAGTGTGGTATTGGAAATGCTATGAATTGGCTGAGCTTAATTCTGTCGAAAAAGTCACGCGAAGAATTAATGGTGGACTAAATGGCATTGATGAGCGTTGTAAGCTCTATCGGGCATTAATGGTAACGGATAATGACTAAGTACATTTACATAGCGTTAGGGGCTGTTGTAGTGGTTTTGATTGGTGTATTGCGTTACCAATCAAGTGTTATAGATGAATTGAACATAACCACAAAGCAACAAGCCCAAACCATCCAACAACAAGAAAATGCGAACAAGGCATTGACCATTGCTCTACAACAAGAGCGTGATGCAGTCATTGAGCAACAGCAACGTAATGATGAAATAGAAAGGATAGCAACAGAAAATGCTGAATCAGTTAAAACAATCATTAAGACTCAACCTTGCGCTCACACTCGTTTGCCTCAGTCTGTTCTTGACCGCTTGCACAAAGAAAATCACGACTAAAGCAGAATATATTTATCCGCCTCAAGCCTATACTGCACCTTGTGTCAAAACAGCATTTACTGGGGAAACATACGGCGATGTCGTCATACAGCTTGTTAAGGTAACCGCAGAGCGAGATAAATGCGCAAGCCAAGTAGATAATCTCAATAAGTGGATTAATCAAGCAAAAGGCGGCAAATAGGGCTTATAAGTTTTATTCAAGTATTTTAAGGATTTTCTATGTCAGACGTGAAAGGAAAATCTACGTCTGGTCGTGGATTAACACCTAAACAAGAAAAATTTTGCCAGCTTTATATTGAGCTGGGGAATGCCAGTGAAGCATATCGGCAGAGTTATGATTGCCAAGATATGAAGTCCGAAAGTATAAACCGATTGGCTAAAAAAGAATTAGATAAGATCAAGATTAGATCAAGGGTTGATGTGCTTCAACAAGAGCACCGACAACGCCATAATCTTACCCTAGATAATATCATTGCGGACTTGCAAGAGTATCGTGATATTTGTATGGGAAGAAAGCCGCTTACTATTACCACTGTGGTAAAAAATGCTCAAGAAGGAACGGCACAAAGCGTTAATACCGAATGTTTCGTTTTTGAACCGACAGGTGCAAATAAAGCCCTTGAATTGCTTGGTAAGCATTTAGGGATGTTTACACAGAAAATGGAATTATCTGGTGACTTGCATATTGAGCAGCACGCGGAGTTAAATTTATCAGGATTAAGCATTGATGAACTTGAACAGCTTGAAAAATTACTCGCCAAAGGAAATCCTGAGCAAGATTCGGATTGAGAAAGCCAAGAAGTCACTAATGCACTTCACCACTCAAACCAAATCTGACTTCGTAACAGGGTGGTTTAATATTCTCATTGCAAAAGAGCTACAGCAATTTTATCAAGATGTAATAGATGGCAAGCAACCGCGTTTAATGATATTCACCCCTCCCCGTAGTGGTAAAAGTGAATTATTTAGTCGTCGTTTCCCTGCTTGGGCTTTTGGTAAAAAACCTGACTTACAGATGATTGCCTGTTCTTATTCTGCTGATTTAGCTAGCCGAATGAATAGAGATGTTCAGCGAATAATGGATGATGATAGCTACCACGATATATTTCCTGGATCATCCTTAAATGATAAACGCATTGCGACTGTCTCGGGTCAGCCTTTGCGTAATAGTGAGATTTTTGAAATTGCAGGACATAAAGGCGCTTATCGCTCCGCTGGTGTTGGAGGCGGTATTACAAGGATGGGGGCGGATATAGCCATTATTGACGACCCTGTAAAAGATGCTAAAGAGGCTAATTCTCAAACAGTTCGAGATGGCGTTTGGGATTGGTACACAACCACGCTTTATACACGTTTATCACCAAAATCTGGTGTGCTATTAGGCATGACAAGATGGCACGAGGATGATTTAGCTGGTCGATTAATTGAAGAGATGAAGAATGGTGGCGATCAATGGCGCATAGTGAAATTTCCTGCAATTGCCGAAGAAGATGAGGAGTTCCGCAAAGAAGGAGAGCCATTACACCCAGAACGCTTTGATTTAGAGCGATTGAGCAAAATTAGAAAGGCTGTTGGCTCTCAAGCGTGGAATGCTTTATATCAACAAAGACCATCTAATAAGGGCGGTGGCATTATTAAAGGCTCTTGGTTTGGTCGATATAAAATTCCTCCACTAATTAAAGTCAAAGCAATCTACGCTGATACGGCACAAAAAATTAAACAGTACAATGACTATTCAGTCTTTATTGTCGCTGGCAGAGGGAGTGATGGGAAGGTTTATATCCTTGACCTTGTGCGAGGTAAATGGGAAGCCCCAGAACTTGAGCAGACATTAAAAGATGTTTGGGCTAAACACAAGGCAAGAAAAGACACTGGAATATTAACTCGAGCAAACGTGGAAGATAAAGCCAGTGGCACAGGATTAATTCAAACTATACGCAGAAATAATCAAATCCCAATCTCGCCCATTCAAGTTGATGCAGATAAGTACACTCGGGTTTTAGGTGTTCAAGGGTACATTGAAAGTGGTTATGTGATGATACCCGAAAATGCTCCTTGGGTAGCGGATTTTATTAGTGACTAGGTGGTGCGCAATGGTATCGAAAACGAGATCCGTTGTCTGATTCCGTCAGATTATCCGATGATGATTATCGGTTCCTGATTAAATGCAAAATCCTTAAAAACTACCAAATAGGCACGCTACCAAACTTAATTGAGGCATGCCTATTTATTTTCGGAGAAGGTTGTCACATTGTCGATAACTATACGATATGACCGTCTCTATCTCTGTTCCAAGTGCGAGCACATCTGATTTTAAGAAATTCGCAATCAATCATTTAGATATATTGCCACGCCAAGCAGGTGTGCAATATCTTTTCAAATTAACATAAGAGGTCATATATGGCATTAGTAAATACGCTAGATGAAAGCATTTTTGCATCATCTGCAAAACGAGGCGAAGTTGATAATTTCCCTGACTTATTGCGTGGTTGGGGAGTTTGCCTTAAATGAAATTGCACGGGCAACGTTACAACAATATGGGATCGTGCAACTAAGCTCAGCCACTAACAGCGACAGCGAAACCGAAGCTGCAACATCAAAAGCCGTGAAAACCGCCTATGACAAAGCAGTAGAAGCCAAAACTACCGCAGATGGAAAGGTTGGTTTAAATGGTAACGAAAGCATTAATGGCGAGAAAACCTTTGAAAATCGTATTGTGGCAAAAAGAAATATCCGTATTTCAGACAGCCCGCATTATGCTTCACGCGGAGACTATTTAAATATCGGGGCAAACAATGGCGATTGCTGGTTTGAATATAAATCAAGCAACCGAGAGATTGGCACACTTCGTATGCACGCTAACGGCGATTTAACCTACAAACGCCAAAAAATCTACCACGCTGGGGCAAAACCCCAATTTAATACGGATATTGAAGGCAAGCCTAATACACTTGCAGGCTATGGTATTGGGAATTTTAAAGTAGAAGAGTTTCGTGGAAATTTAAACGAACTATTAACCGCACTTGAACAGAAGATTGAACAATGGCAATTCCCAACATAA